GGGAACAGTCTATTGCTAAATATAAAAACGAATTAGCTATAGATGGTGATTTATCTTATTTAAATTTAGACTGGACTCCTGTCCCAATTATACCAAAGTTTGTTGACATCGTTGTAAATGGCATGTCTGACAGACTTTTTAAAGTAAAAGCATATGCCGAAGACGCAATGTCTGCCGAAAAAAGAAATGAGTTTCAAAAACAAATAGAAGGTGAAGTAATTGCAAAACCTTTATTTAATCAGATACAAGAAGAGTTTGGCATAAATGTATTTCAAACCGATCCTGATCAATTGCCTGAATCAGATGAGGAAATGGAATTGTATATGAATATGAAATATAAACCAGCTGTAGAAATTGCTGAAGAGGTTGCAATAAATACATTGTTTTCTGAAAATCATTATAACGACATTAGAAATAGAGTTGATTATGATTTAACTACATTAGGCATAGGAATAACCAAACATGAATTTCTGTTAGGACAAGGTGTAAAACTAGATTATGTTGATCCTGCTAATGTAGTGTATAGTTATACTGAAGATCCTTATTTCAAAGATTGTTTTTATTGGGGTGAAATTAAAACAGTACCTATGACGGAATTAATAAAAATTGATCCATCATTAACTAATTCAGATTTAAATGAGATAGCTAAATATAGTCAATCATGGTATAATTATTTTAATACATCACAGTTTTATGAAAACAGTATGTTTTATAGAGATACTGCAACATTATTATATTTTAATTATAAAACCACACACTCATTTGTATATAAAAGAAAAAAATTATCTGATGGCTCGTACAAGACTGTACAGAAAGATGACCAATTTAATCCGCCACAAGAAATGATGGAGGAAGGTAATTTTGAAAAAGTAGAAAAAAGAATTGATGTATGGTATACTGGTGTAATGGTAATGGGTACTAATATTGTTTTAGAATGGAAATTAGCCGAAAACATGGTAAGACCAAAATCAGCAAATCAATTTGCTATGCCAAATTATGTTGCATGTGCGCCAAGAATGTATAAAGGACAGTTAGAGTCTTTAGTTAGAAGAATGATTCCTTTTGCTGATTTGATACAAATGACTCATTTAAAAATTCAACAAGTAGTTTCTAGAATTGTACCAGATGGTGTTTTTATTGATGCTGATGGATTAAATGAAGTTGATTTAGGAACAGGTAATGCATATAATCCAGAAGATGCTTTGAGGTTATATTTCCAAACTGGTAGTGTTATTGGTAGAAGTTATACTCAAGATGGTGAATTTAATAATGCTAAAGTACCTATACAACAACTAACTGCTAACAGTGGTTCTAGTAAAATGCAAATGTTAATAGCAAATTATAATCATTATTTAGACATGATTAGATCAGTAACAGGTTTGAATGAAGCCAGAGACGGATCAACACCAGATCCTAACTCTTTAGTCGGTGTTCAAAAATTAGCAGCTTTAAATTCTAATACAGCAACTAGACATATATTAGATGGTAGTTTATTTATAACCAGAACTTTAGCAGAGTGTTTATCTATAAGGACAGCTGATATATTAGAATTTGCAGATTTCAAAGATGAATTTGTCATGCAAATAGGTAAATATAATTCTGGTATTTTAGAAGAAATAAAAGATTTATACATTTATGATTTCGGTATATTTATTGAGATGTCTCCTGATGAAGAAGAAAAAGCGATGTTAGAAGCTAATATTCAAATGGCATTATCAAAAGAAAATATAAGTTTAGAAGATGCTATTGATATTAGAGAGATTAACAATCTTAAAATGGCTAATCAATTATTAAAATTGAAACGTAAACAGAAGCAGGAGCAAGAGCAACAACAAAGAATGCAAGAGCAACAAATGGCCGCACAGATGCAAATGCAGGCTGAACAAGCTAAAGCTCAACTTGAGGCACAAAAAGTCCAAATGGAAACTCAATCTAAAATGCAAGTTAAACAAGCTGAAATAAGTTTCGAAATAGAGAAACTTAAAAATGAAGCAATGTTGAAAGAACAACTTATGCAGACAGAGTTTCAATTTCAAATGCAGTTAAAAGGTGTTGAGCAACAAGGTTTACAGTCAAGAGAAACTGAAAGAGAAAATGCTAAAGATGCGCGTATAAGTCAACAGTCAACACAAACATCTAAAATGATAGAACAAAAGAAAAGAGATTTACCTGCAATAAATTTTGAATCAAATGAAGATAGTTTAGATGGTTTTGATTTAGCAGAGTTTGAGCCAAGATAAGCTTAAAAAGATATTTAAATTTTGTTTAACTTTGTTTAAAATTTAATCTAATTTAATATTATGGAAATAAAAGTAAGAGACTTAGGGCATAAAGAAGAAAAGTCCAAAGCTGAAATTGAAGAGTCATTGTTACAAAAACATGAAGAGAAGTTTGAAGACAGTGAGCAACAAAAAGAACAAACAGATACAGTAAAGGTTTCAAACGAAAACGATACTGAAAAAGAAACTCCCTCATCAGAGACAATTGGTGAAACTCCCTCATCAGAGTTAAATGATGAAAACGTTCTTTCTTATATTAGAGATAGATACAACAAAGATATAAATTCAGTTGATGAATTGTTTGAGGAAAAAGAAGCAAACGAAGAATTACCTGAAGATGTGTCTGCGTATTTAAAGTACAAAAAAGACACTGGACGTGGAATCCAAGATTTCTATAATTTACAGAAAGATTACGATTCTATGGAAGATGACTCTGTACTTGCTAGTTATTATAGTATAACCGAAGATGGGTTAGATGATATTGACATTCAAGATATTATTGAGGAAAAATTTAGTTTTGATGAAGAATTAGATGAGCCTCGCGATATTAAGAGAGTAAAACTAGCAAAAAAACGAGAACTTGCGAAAGCGAAAAAGTTTTTGAATGAGCACAAAGATAAATACAAAATGCCTCTTGAGTCAAGCGGGGATCAGTTATCTAATGATCAACAAGAAAATTTAAATGCTTATGAAAGTTATCTTAAAGAATCTAAATCTATTGAGGAGCAAAACAAAAAGAAGTATAATTACTTCCTAGATAAAACCGATGAGGTTTTTAACAATGAATTCAAAGGTTTTGAGTTTAATGTGGGAGATAATAATATAACTTTTAAACCTGGGACAGGTGAAGAGCTTAAAAATGTGCAGTCCGATTTTAACAATTTTGTTAATAAATACATGGACAAACAAACAGGGTTAATCGCCGATCCAAAGGGATATCATCGTTCACTAGCAGTAGCTATGAACCCTGAGAAATTTGCTCAATTTTTTTACGACCAAGGTGTTTCGGCAACTGTGGATAATGTTTCTAGAAAATCTAAAAACATAAACATGGACATTAGAAACGCTGCTCAACAAACTGTCACAAAAGATGGTATGAGAATAAGGGCTGTAGGAGATACCAATAGTGGAAGAGGACTTAAAATTAGAAGTATTAAAAAAGTTTAACAAATTAAAAATTTAAATTATTATGGCAGTACAAGCGGTACCCGGATTCGATTTACAACCGAGTTCACAACAAGTCCCTGTATCAACTAATTATCTGTCTTCGGCAGACTTTACTTGGTTACAGCAATATCTTCCTGACACTTACGAAAAAGAATTCGAAAGATACGGGAATAGAACAGTAGCATCATTCTTAAGAATGGTAGGCGCTGAAATGCCTTCTAACTCTGACCTTATCAAATGGGCAGAACAAGGAAGGTTACACAATAAATACCAAGGTTTAACAACTGGATCAGGAGCAGGTTCTGATACAGCAGTATTCGTTATTCCAGCAGCAGATTTTAATCCAGCATTAGCTTCGCCAAATTTGGCAGCTCTTAGAGCAGGACAAACAGTAATGTTAAGTTCTTCTGTAGCAGGATCTACATTATCAGCTAAAGGAATTGTAACTGTAGCACCTACTGGAGCTGGAGCTGGAGCTAGAACTTTTAGTGTAGGATTTTATGAAGCAGCAGGTATGCCTGCATTTACTTCAGGTTCTATAGATTGTTTTATATATGGTTCTGAATTTGCAAAAGGAACAAATGGAATGGTTGGTTCTAATGAGGCAGATGATTTTATCTTTCAAAACAAACCTATTATTATCAAAGACAAGTATGCAGTGTCTGGTTCTGATATGGCTCAAATTGGTTGGATTGAAATCCAGTCTGAAAACGGAGCTAATGGATATTTATGGTATCTTAAATCTGAGCACGAAACGAGACTTAGATTTGAAGACTATTTAGAAACAGCTATGGTGGAAGCAGTTCCAGCTGAAGCAGGTTCAGATGCAGGTAATTATCTGCAAGGTTTATTAGCAGGTGGTGCATCAGCAGCAGAAAAATCTGGTTCTGATGGTATCTTCTATGTTGTTGAAAATAGAGGTAATGTTTTTGGTGGAGGTAATCCAACAAGTTTAGCTCAGTTTGATAGTGTTATACAAAGACTAGACAAGCAAGGAGCTATTGAAGAAAATGTTATTTTCTTAAACAGAAACTTCTCGTTTGATATTGATGATATGTTAGCACAACAAAACTCTTATGGAGGTGGTGGTACATCATATGGTCTATTTGACAATGATAAAGACATGGCTTTAAATCTTGGATTTACAGGATTTAGAAGAGGTTATGACTTTTATAAGTCTGACTGGAAGTACCTAAACGATCCTACAATGAGAGGTGGTTTAGTTGGTGGAGCAGTTAATGGATTATTAGTTCCAGCTGGTTCAACTACTGTATATGACCAAATCTTAGGAAAGAATGCTAAAAGACCATTCTTACACGTTAGATATAGAGCTTCTGAAACTGAAGATAGAAGATATAAAACTTGGATTACTGGTTCTGCTGGTGGTGCAAGAACTTCTGACTTAGATGCGATGGAAGTCAATTTCTTAAGTGAAAGAGCTGTATGTACTTTAGGTGCAAACAACTTCTTTATCTTTAAGGATTAATATTATTGTAAATTTTACCCCTACTTAGGTGGGGGTAATATTTATTTTTTACTGGAATTAAATTAAATTAAATTAAATACAATGAAAAAAAAAGCAAATTACGTTACTAAAATATATAAGCTTACTGGTAACAAAGCACCTCTCTCATACATGTTAGCATCAAGGCATTCTCAAAGATCTCCTTTGTTATATTTTGATGAAGAACAAGGAATTAATAGACCATTAAGATACGCAAGAAATCAAAAAAGTCCATTT